AACGCTGCCAAAGGTAAGCAAATTGCAAAGAAGTACAATATTTTTATTACTTTAATGATACGGCTACACTTGTTGTGCTACTCTTAGCAGGTGGGTAAACTTTCGTAACCTCGCCAGTAACTCCGTTAATAATGTCTAACCCTTGATGTGGAACTTTTTTCAAGAAATCTTCCATATCCTTTTTTCTCTTACTCGCATCATTATAGTCAGCCATAATTTCCTCATATGCAGGACTTTCGCATTTGCTAAAGTCATACTTAACTCCTACTTCTCTAATGTTAAATTTTGCACTCATATACTCAAAGTCCTTGCCATTTAATACGGCTGCTTGTAATACTGCATCTTTGTAGTCCTTATTTGCCTTTAGGGTTTCAAGCATATCCTCTAAGGCTTTAACTTGTAGATGTGTTTTAAGTGGGTCAAGTTCCCCTGCGTTTAAGCGTTCAATTAATTGATAGGTAAACTCTATGCGTTGTTCTTTTGTTGTTTCAAAGATTTGTTGTAGTTCCATTTGTTTAGTTTTGGTTAAATGCTAAATGTATTCCAAGTACCATTATTCATAAATGAATTATCTTGGTTATAGGTTTGGTTGTAGTAATAATTGCCGTTATCTTTTTCTTCATCTTCATTAGTATAATCATTTGAGCCAACAACGCAACCAGTGCTATATCCTTTTCCCCAAGCATCTATTATCTGCTCTTTTTCTTTTTCAAGTTTATTAGTAGCATATTCAATAAGTGAATCAACATCTACCATATCAACTCTGCTTTTAAGCATTTCTAAATGAGTAATTAATTCTTGCATTGCGGTTATCATATTGTTTCTGGTTTGTAGTTATCAATATCAAAAAAGCCAACTTTTGACTTTTGTTCCGGACTTCTTAACCTACGCTTTGCAGGTTCATAGCCCTTCTCGTTGCAGTAGGTAAGTATCTCTAAGTAAGTCGCATCGATGTTAGTCATCATTATACTAATAGGCTCACTTGCGTAATATTTGTCTATGTATTCTTTTGTGCTTTGGGTCATAGTTTTTAATTGTGTAGTCAGTTAATGCTGCCATTACAAAACCTGTTGCAATTAGCAGAAGGCAGATAGCGTAAATCATTTTGAGTAGATGTCTTGAAGTTGCCCAATAAGGTAACAAGCTACTAAAAATACGGCTAATAATTGTGCGGTTTCTTTTTTCATTGTGTTTAGTTTAGTTGATTAAATAATAATCAAATATACAAGTTTTTCACAATCCACCAAATATTTCTTAAATTTATTTTTGTAACCTTGTTGCAATTATAGAAAGGCGTACCTGCCCGTGCCACGTTTAAGGCTGAAGTTCTGCCTCGTACTTCCATATATACCCGTAAGCTTGTTTTTGTAATCCACGAACGCATTTAGATATATTTTGATAATTTACATTAAGTTTTGTGCCAAGCTCTCTCATTCCTATATGTTTAGCTATAAAATTACCTTGTAAATCGTATTGTAATATTGCTACAGAGCAATTATGATTTGCCCCAGATTTGCCTTTCCAGTAACGAATAGGCTTACATAAATTATTTTTCCAAGCGTGAACAGTATTTTCCTTTGCGGTTACCCATTCTAAATTCTCTAATCTATTATCGTTTTTTATTCCGTTAATATGATTTATAAATGGTTTATTATCAATGTTTTCTATAAACTGCAAAGCTAAAAGCCTATGTATTTTATATGTCTTTTTGTTAATGAAGATAGTTACATACCCATCTTTTGATTGATAATTAGTTAATATCCTTTTTGTTTTTAGGCTATAAACTAAACCTTCTTTTGAAATTAAATACCCTTGTAAACCTTTTATTTGTTCCATAAAAAAATAAACCCCTCATAAATATAATGGTGGTAGACATTATAGATACTTGGGGAATAAATATTTTTAATTGTTGCTACCACACAACATTGCAAATATAAATATAAATTATAAGAAATTATAACGACCTGTTCCTCTTTTTAAAGAAAAATTCTGCCAAGCCAATGCAAGAGCAGTTACCGCATCGTCGTGAAAGCCTGAAGGTGCTGAGTACTTTACCCCCGTTGCCGTGTATTGATACTCAAATACTTCTAACTCCTGGCTTATTATCCCTTCTGGATAGCCAATCTTCCCTTGATGTATCGCAGCTTGTAAGCCTTCCATTAGTTGTTGTTTGCTTGAACTTGTAAACTTTAAGCCTTGTATCATTACCCCCTCTCTTTGTAGGTCTTCTAAGATAGGGTCTCCAACCCCCGTAGAATCGACAAGGATAGGGCATTTAGGCAGCCTAAGTATAGTTTGCTTGGTATTGTGCCAATCCATTTGAAAGCGGTCAAAATAGGCTACATTCCCGTCTTCGTCTAAACCTACTATTACAGTCCAATCGACAGACTTTGCTAAGTCAATTCCATAAGCTACTACGGGCATTGTTGTTACTGGGTGTATACAATTACGAATGTATTGGCTTCCGAAAGGGTTTGCTGCGTTCTCGGCAGGGTTTGCCATATACTCTTGCTCAAATACAACCTCAGGTAATTGCCTTCTTGCATCGTCTATCTCTTGTGGGTCTATATAAGGGTTATCGTATGTAGTAAACTTAAAGCTTTGCCAGTCGGGTTCTGCTTTGCTAAACAAACTAAAGAAGTAGTTTTTACCTTTAGGGGTGCTTAAGAATATAGCCTTACCCTTATAGTCCGTTAAGGTAGGTCTTATTGAGTTTAGCCACCCGTCTTCTAAGTTAGGTATAAAGGAAGCCTCGTCTATTACGGCTAAGTGAAACTTTAAACCTCTAAGATTGTCTAACCTTTCTCCCGTAAAGAAACGTATGCTGCCACCCGTAATGAATGTAATAACCAGGTCGCTTTCGTTCTTAGAGTATATCTCCAATGGCAATAGGTCTACTATCTCCTTAAAGAATATCTTGCCTAATTGGTAAGTAGGGGTAATGTAAGCTACACGCTTTTTATTAACCGCAGTTTCTATACTTATAGTTTGGCTAATCAAGGACTTACCAAATCTTCTACCTGCCATCATTACAATAAACCTCTTATCGCAATCAAGTACTTGCTTCTGCGCTGGGTGTGGGTTATGTAATTTCAAGCCTACTGTCTGCATTATCTATCGTAAGTTATTTTAATCTCACTTACTTCGTGTTTGTTTTCTGACTTCTCTACCAAGCTATTCAATCGTTGAGTAATGCTTGGATTGTAAACCCCTGCCATTCCCCCTTCGATTTGGTCTTGTCTAATTGTTTTCCTAATACGCGAACAGATGCTACGAAAATCTTCGTAAGCACCATCTGTGTTAGCAAAATATCTATCTATATTACTTACAACTCCTTGATTGTAACAATAGTTTTCAAAGCCTTCTATTGTTAAAGGTCGCTCCCTTAATCTGTAAACTTCGTCTCCATCTTTACCTACGAAGTCGTGTACTTTAATAGGATTGCTTTTACAATACTCGCAATACTCGGTAAAGTATTGAAGCATTAACTCAGGTGTCTCTATTGCTTTATGCCTACCCATCTATTTTTGTTTTATAGTGCTGACATATTCTGTCCATTACTGACAAGTAATATGTGTTAAAATCTTTGTATCCTTCGTTGTCTTGTTCATATGTTCTGTATAAGATGCCTCGTAATCTTTGGCTCGGTGTCTTGAATGTGTCAGTGTCTGCCTTTAAGTTTTCTACTACGTCTTGCTCTTCTTTGCTAAACGGCTCTTCTTTGATTGCTAAGTAGCAGAACTGTTGGTTAAGCTGAAATAAGTTAGCTGCATCTTTAGGACTTAGTTCTTGGGTTGCTAAAGTTAGCTTTATTGTTTTGTCTTTGCGTGATGCAATGCTTTCTATTTGGCTAGATAGTAGTATCATAGTATGCCGTTAATTATATCGTTTGCTTCGTCTATTGCGTCCTCTTGGTCAAGGTAAGTATCTACGTCTGCTATATGCTTATTGATTAAAGTTTCTGCCATTGCATAGGTATAGTGTCCTATTGTGGTCATATCGTCTCCGTTTTTACCCGTCTTACATACTGCTAAAAAGTAAGCTTTGTGGGTAAGTAGTAGCCATATAGCGTTTAGCTTTCTCATCTGCCTTGCCCTTTATATGCTTTAGGTCTTGGGTTATGCTTGTTAAAGGACTTCTTTGCAGAGCCTCTTTTGCGTTTGCCAAATGAAGTTTTACTATTGTTCTCTTTAATCTTTGCCATAATTCTTTGCGTGTATATCTTTTAGGAACTCTTTATATTGTTTCTTGTCTCCGTATTCTATGTGACACTTTCTACACAAACCCATAAGGTTTTCTATTACGTCTGCCTCTTTGTTGCCACCCATTCCTCTTGCCTCAATATGATGCACGTCTACTGCCTGTGCGCCACACACTTCACAGGGGATAAAGTCCGTTGTTTTATAACCCATCCCCTGCAAATAAATTTGTGTGTGTTTTCTCATAGCTTCCCCATTAAATTTTCCGTTGATTAATAATTAAAAATTTAACTATGAGAAATTAGTTTATTATAAATATACTTTCGGTCTAAATTTATCTCGTCAAAGTTATAGTTCTTTTGGCAGAACTCAAATAACTTTTGTCCGCTTTCCTTTCTCATATCAGCATCGCTTACTAAATCTTTGATGTGTTTGTACCAATCCTTTTGGCTTTTAACGTAATGAACTGGCATATCTAAGTAAGGGTTAACGTAGCTAACTATGGCAGGGTTCTTTTTAGCAGCCGTTTCTAATACCTTTAGATTTGACTTCATAGCATTAAACTTGTTATCTACCAATGGGATAACTGAAATATCGCTATCCGTATAAGCACCCATATATTCCGTTACCCTTGCATAGTTATAGATTGTAGGGTTTAGCTTTAGTCCACAAGTGAAGGCATCTATCATTTTATCCCATATAGGTTTCTCCGCATCGTTGTAACCTGCTATCACAGTTCTTATATTCATACCTTGTAACCTTTTAAACGGCTGTCTAAGTATTTCTAAATCTCGCTCGTGCGTTCCGCTACCTGACCAAAACAATCTAACCTTGTAATCTTCGGTCTTATTATCTGTAAATTGTTCTTGTCCGTAAGGAAGTGCGTTTGGTAAGATGTGAACGTTCTTATTGAATGGGGTTATCTCTCCTGCTAATCTATCGTGAGTGCAGGTACAAAGGTCTGCAATCTCTAAGTAATCGGTAATCTGTTTGCCTATGTTATTGTACTTATATCTGTAATACAATAGATGCGTTTCGCTAAGTTCCCAGTAATCGTCATTATCAACCACTAACTTGAAGCCATACTTAGTGCGCCAGGTGTCCATCTGCTTTGCCGTAATCTCGTTAAGCATTCTATTCATTAGCACAATATCCCAACCCTGTTCAAGTATTTCGTCATTCAACACATCGGTAATAAGTGCGTACTCTTTTTCTAAGTGTACTATTGGCATCATTATTCGGTGCAGTCCAACTCCGCTATTGGCAGAAGTTATACAAAGTATTCGCATCTTATATTCTTTTGGTTGTGATATATGTCTTGGTATTTATCCCACACGCTTTGCGCCCGTGCCAAGCTTTCGTCTTTCATTCTCCTATACTCCGTGCCGTTACCAACATCGTGTCCTATATGTTCTGAGCGCATATCTGGTAGGTAATAGTTAGTAAAGCCTAAGATAGTTGCACGTTCCCCATAATCTCTGTCTTGCATTCCATAAGGGTCATAGGCTTCATTATAACCGCCAACTGCGTCTATAAGTTCACGAGTAATAAAGTTATCGCCAAATGGTGTATGCGTTTTATGTACTCCGTCTACTATTGGCGGTAATGCTTCTACGCAATGTATACCTATTATGCCTGTCTTTTCTATACGTTGTGCAAACAATACAAACTTAGCCAACCAATTCTCAGGAAGTAAAATGTCATTGGCTAATAAACAAACCGCATCATAGTCCTGAGTTATCCTAAGTCCTGCATTAACTCCTGCTGCTATGCCTCGTTTTTCTTTTGATAAGTCATAACCTGCAAACGGGTAGTTAAAGGTTTCGTGCGTGTCGCTTCCGTTATCTATTAAAAAGCAATCAGCATTGTAACCGCTATTGTAAAAGTTTTGGTTAATTACACGCTGCGTTAAATCGTGCCTATTTTGTGTAAGTAATAAAATAGCTACTTTCATTATCTTATGTTTGAGCCTATTTCTCGTGCAGGTACTCCTGCGTATTTAGTATTTGGTTTTGCATCTCCTTTTACAAAGGCACTTGCGCCAATCATACAATTTTCTCCTACGTTTGCAAATTGATGTAGAACTGCGTTAAGTCCTATATTAGCACCATTGTCTATAATAGAATGCCCACCTATTTTTGCTCCGCAGCTTATTGTAACATTGTCTAAAATTGTGCAGTCGTGTCCAATATGTGCGTGTTTCATTATGAAACAATTATTACCGATAAAGGTATCAATCTCCGTACCTGCGTCTATTGTTACAAGTCCTGTAATAACATTGTTATCGCCTATGTATACTTTGCCTTTTTCTTTTTGCCAGAACTTTTTATGTTCGGCTTTATCTCCAATTATACAATAAGCACCAATGTAGTTTCCGTCTCCGATAATTACGTTATCGCCAATGATAGCGGTAGGGTGGATAAAGTTAGCCATTCTTTTTTTTATTTTTAGGTTTAGGTTGTTCTTCGTACCAAGTGTATAAGCGTTTAATCATATCGAATATACAATTACCGCACCATACTGTTAAGATAAAATCTGCACTCATATACTTGCGATAAATATGCTCATACATTTTTAAGATGTCTAAGTCAATATTACGCACATAACCATTTTGTACTGTATGCCAATTACCAACGTGGTCATCTAAAAATTTGCGGTGTTCTATTTCCATAAGTTCCACATTAGTTTTGAAAGTAAAGGTGCTAACACTCCTGGTATAAATACAAACGCAATAACATCTGTACATATTGAAGGTAGTAAATATAAAGCCAATCCACTCCAAGCTGCTAAACAACTTGTGCAACTAAAAGGCTTAAAATCTAATTTCCATTTCCTATGGAATTGGTGTATCTCTACAAAGAATATTGCAAAGCATATTGCTGCTATTATTATCATTTGCGTAATTGTTTTTTAAGTTCTCGTTTAGTTAGTTTAAGCTCCCTATGAATTGACATATAAGGTATGCCTGTAACCCTGCTTAGTTCTTTAGCGTTGCAGTTATGCTTAATTGCATACACTCGTAATAGTTCTGCTTTGTACCAGTGCATCTTTGATAACTCATCTTCTACTTTGTTAAGTAAATCTTCGTCTCTATCGTGAACAATCAATTCTACTTCTAAAGGTTTTCTATATGTTCTGTAAAATTGGCTTGTATTACTTTGCATCATATTAATCATAGTCCTAACCAAGTAGAACTTCAATACGTTGCGTGTGCGCATATCTATTAAACGTTCCTCATCCATTTCGCATAGCACCTTAAATAGTTCACTTCTTAAATCGTCTCGTAAATCTTCAGGCTGCA